TCGCCTTTTCCCCGTTTACTTGGAACGGTACTTTTGATGGCCCATTCTTCGTCATTGCCGTTTTCCATACTACCCATTGCCTGCGTTCCTTCAGTTCTCTTGGAATGTTCTTTAGTCGTTCATCCATACTTTGTTTCTGCCCTCCTTGGGTTTCTCTCCTGGCGGGCAATAAAAAACCCCGCCTCATATTGGCAGGGTCTTGGTATTCTTTACTTGTCCACTACGGAATATTTAACAAGTAAAATGTTGGTTTTGGGAAGGGTTTACACCTTTTGTGTTGTATATTAGATATACAAAGGGTATACTAACCCTTACAACTTGAACGTTAAACGCTCGTCCGCGTCGTTCAAGTCCCAGCTCTAGCCACTCAGCCCTGCCAAGGTATGTGAGTGGCTTTTTTCTTTTGTCAAAGTTTCTAATGATACTAGTATTCGACGTTTACCCGGAAATCCCTTTCTCGCCGTCCGCCACACCTCCCCCGCGGTGTCAAAAATCTTGCTAGTTTGTGCAAAAAACCGCTATAATTCTTCAACGTCAAACAACATCTTTTCAGGCCCTCAAAATTAAAACCCCAGCTTAAACNACATACGATAGTTAAATGATTGTTAAACCCCTTCTTTTTTGGAGAAGTTTTTTTGGGGGTGTAGGTCAAGGTTGCTCGCCTCACAACTGTTCATAAGCTTGAATCATTTCCTGCGCCACAATCTCTGCCACCAACCTTCACGCGTGGCCGCCGCCTGTTGTTCTGGTGCTGGCAGCTGGGGTGGTATCCTCTGAATAAGCTCTGTGACCCACGCGTCCTTTTTCTCCAACTCCTGCCGCAGCCGTTCAATTTCCTGTTTCTGATCGTTTATAAGCTCCCAGAAGTGGCTGGCATCTTCTGCGTCCTGGCCGCTTGTCTTGTGCTGGTCGCCATCGTCCAGGAATACCATCCATTCGCCGTCCTGCTTGGCGGCTTGTAGTGTCCCCCTGGCAATACGCTTTCTAACTGCATCTTTGCTAATGCCCAGGACATCTGCGGCTTCCGCAACGGTCAGCCCTGTACGCCGTTCCTGTCCTCCTGTCAAGACGTGTCCCCCCCGCGTCCGTCTTGCTGTCCTGTTCGCTGTCCTTTCCTAATCCCTTGTCGAAGTGCTTCTGCTCCCAGGGCCACCCCACAGCATGTTGGCGCACTTGTAGGCCAATAGGCTCCAATAATCAAGATCATCAATGGGAACCTGGCCGTGAACACTTTCGGCAACTTCCACTTCTTTCTTCATCAAGGCTATTAGCTCATTGGCTCGCTCTTGTATGCGGTCGTTTACGTGCTCCCTATACATTCCTTTGCTTCCCCCGTTTCGGTATGGTAAAAAGCCCTCTTACCGTGTTATAATTGGCAAAAGGGCTTTGGTGTCCTTTAGAGGGCTTCACTAGTTCCCGCTGGTGCGCCCTCTTGTTTACTTAGTGGTGATAACTTGGCGAACGCCTCGGCAAAATCACGCAGCCACATCAGGCCAACATTGTCAACCTGTTCCGCGTAGGCCACAATTTCCTCGATGCGCTGCCCTCTCCACTCTGCGCGCCTCTTGGGTGTCATCCGATTCTTGGTCGTCACTTCCACCTCATACCCTCCTTCGGTTCCAAGTATCCTTCAGACAGCTTTGGCGGTTAAGCCATACCCTTCGGTTCTTCTCCGCACATAGGTCAGTCCTCCTTTTCTTTTATCTCACCGCTGCCGCGGTTAATGAACGCCTCCAGTTCGCTTTCCTTAATGCGCCATTCACGGCCTACCTTCACGGCCCGTAGGGTTCCCTCTTGAACGAACGTGTAAATGGTTCGTCTGGTTAAACCTAAGTAGTCTGCAACTTCTTGGGTAGTCAGTAGCTTCTCCATGGCTGCGCACCTCCACGAATATACTTCGACAACGTTTTCATATATCCTGCCACAATTTCATATAAGCACCCCTAATAAATATGCGGGTTTTTGGGCATTATGCAGGGATAACGCGGGTAATAAAGAAAAGCCCAGCTAGAGGGCTTCCTTGCTACTGTGCATAACAAACATTATGGTAACTGCCACCGTATTCTGTAAACTGTAGCTCTCGCGCTCATGGGGTTTGCTTTCGGTGGTGGAAAATTGTCCACCACCGAAGAGTGCAGCCCGCGCGCGCGTGGGGTTTGCCCGTCCTCAACATCCGGGAAAATTTTCCCGGAAGTGCAGCTCGCGCGCGTGGGGTTTGCCCGCCGAGGTGGCAACGTTTCCACTTCGGGCTTCTCTGTGCAGCTCGCGCTCATGGGGTTTGCCCGTTATCTTCGTGAGTTAAGGAAACATTTCCTGAACTCACGGGTGCAGCTCGCGCGCGTGTGGGGTTTGCCCGTTCAGGCCATTTGTCCTTAACGGGCTACCGCGGGCGTAGCAAATGCCCAGCTAAACCCCTTCTTTGCTCCTGGGCCTCCTGGTGCGCTCTAAAGGCCATTTTTTGCAGGCATATAAACCCCTTACCCCATGCGCTTTCGCCCTTCCTGGGCCATTCTAGGGCTTCGTTTTTCTGGCCAAAGGCTTCAAAAACTCACTTTCTGCGCTGCAGCGGGTTTTTGTCTGCCAAATATTCAGCCATCATCTGCTCCACGGCCTCTTTGAGGGTCATTCGCTCCGTCCAGGCATGATCTTTCAGCTTCTCCAGCAAGTCCTGGCGAACAATAAAGGTGGCCCGTGTCCATCCATCGGGCAGGCCATGCTTGGCCCAGTTTTCCTTTTCTCCTTCCACTTCATTCTCACCCCTTGTTTACAGGGTAAACATTCTGCAGGCCACCCCTTTTCCCTGCACTATTCCCTGGCGTATGCGTAAATTCGCAGGGTATCCTTGTATCCCTCAAAGTCATCAATTCTGGTTATGTTGTACTCCTTGCCCTTATACACGATCCAGTTCTTGGGTGTAATATCATCCCGCCAATTTATTTCAAATATCATCTCCACCTTCTGCTGCACCCCCGCAGCTCCATAGTATTCGCTGCCGCTGGCATGGCGCACATAGGCCCAAATATTTTCGCCGCCTGGTATCGGCCCCGGTATTTTCACTTGGTTTCCCCATTCATCTCTGCCATAAGTGGCTCCCCAAATGGTTATTTTCTTGTCCTTCATGCGGAATTTTCCACGCCGGCTGCCGGTTATCGTTTTAGGCATATTTCGCCCCTCCTTATAATGCGTTCAGATATTCTTGGTAACGCTCCATTAGCCCCACATAAGCGTTCAAAAGGCTTGCTGTTCCGTCAATCTTCTGCTTGGCTGTCTGCGCCTTTGCTGGCACAATATTGCCGTTCCTGTCCTCCACAACGCCTGTATTGGACAAACACCACTTTAGGATCGGGTGGTTGTTGTAGTTTACCTTCTTGGCCGCAAGGTCTGCGCCCAGCTGTTGCATAGGCAGGCTTAAAGTCTTTGCGCCCTGGCGAACAGGAACCATCTTAAAGCCTTCGGCCTCCATCTCTTGCCGCCAATAGGTGGCACTCCAGGCATCAAAATAAATCCATAGTGGCGTTATGCTGTACTTTTCCATCATCTCTAGGAACCACGAAGTAACATCGCTATAATTAATCGTGTTGCCTTCACACAAACGCAGCAGGCCACGGCTGTGCCACTTGTCATAGGGAACCTTGTCCTGCTCCACGCGCTCTGTGAACCCCTCTTTGGGCAGCCAGTACATCTGCGTAACAAACCGCTTTTCTGTCTTGGGGTCTAGCATAAGCAAAGTGGCGCAGGTTAGATCGCCTACCTTGGACAGGTCGGCTCCACCTATGGCGTAAAAGCCGCGGAAGTTCTCCAGGTCAAAGGTTTCCTCGTTGTTCAGCTGCTCGAAGGTTAGCCATGCCCGCGCCGTTGTTTCCCGTACATTGAATTCCTTGGTTAATACGCCGCTTTGCTCGCTGGGGTTGTTCTTGGCCCTTTCCACCTTCTGCTGCAGGTCGTCCAGCTTCTTAATTACCCCCAGGCCAGGGTTAGCTTTGGGCCATGCGCTGGGGTCTGTCCATTCGTCCCTGCTGTCCAGTTCGTACAGGACAGGCAGGAAAGTGTCATCCTCGAATGTCCCGTCCACTACTTGCGTAGCATAGCCGTAAATGTCATCAAACACGCCTTCCCTAACGGTTCCAGCGGTAGTTATGATAATCAGAAGCGGCTGCCGCCGTGCGCTCATGGACTGCTTCATTACCTCATACAGGTTCCTATCCCTAATACTGTGTAGCTCGTCTATAATCACACAATGGGCATTAAGGCCGTCCAGGGTATTGCTGTTCTTGCCCAGCGGTCTGAAAAGGCTCAGGTTAGCGTCAAAGTAAAGGTCGGTTTTGCGCTTCCGAACATGCTTNGACAGGTATGGGCTTTGCCGTACCATGTTATGGGCCTCATCGAAAAGTATCCTGGCCTGGTCGTACTTCGTGGCAATAGAATAAACCTCTGCGCCGCCTTCTCCATCGGCCATCATCATGTATAAGGCCAAACTACTCATTAGAACCGTTTTCCCGTTCTTCCTTCCGCAATAGAACATCGCTTCACGGAACCTGCGCAGCCCCGTGTCCCTGTCAACGAATCCGAACAGGGCCGCAATAAACGCCTTCTGGAATAGCTCCAGCTTTACAGGCCGCCCTGCCCATTCCCCTTTACTATGGCGGCAGAAGGTTTCAATGAACCGAATGGGCTTGCTGGCCTTCTCCAGGTCAAAGACGTATCGGCCAGGGCTTTCTATTTCCCGTGTCAGTCGTTCG